CGCAGGAGCGACCCTGTTGGCGCAACGTGTGAACGGATTCATATTGCCATCGGCAAGTGGCGTGCTGTCCTACGAGTTTGCCCCAACCACAGCGGCTACCGGAGCAGATGTCTTTGAGAACTCCTATATGCTTGTTACACCTGTGACGGCGGTATAATATAAGTATGCCAGTTACAACAACAGATATCTACGGATCAAGAACATACGAGAGCATAGTGCTAAGTCACTCTCCGACCGCCGTATTCGGGCCATACAACAACTCAAGTGGAATAATTGACCTAACGAATCACAACTATATTTCTGCATCTATTGCATCAACATCAAGTTACTCAGATCAGATACCATTTTTTGCTTTAGCGGACAAAAATTACTCGTTCGACATAAAATCTTCCAGTAAGATTGTGATAAAAGAACTAGTGCCGGGAGCAGGCTTTTTCGCCATTGGAGATGAAAGTCGTTCATTCTCTGTTGAATTTTTAATGTCAAAAAACTTTGATGTTCAGTCCAATCCAAATTTTGCAAAATTCGGGCTGGACAATTCTAATGCAAATGTTTCTATCTCATACGATCAAACAACAAATCAGTACCTACTAGACATATACAATATCAGCGGTAGCCATGTCTATCGATCATATGTATTTGGGGGACTTAGAGAATCTTCAAATCATTTCGTTTTAAACTTTTCAAGGGGAAGGCCAGACTTCTATTTGAATGGCCAGCAGGCGACAGAGATATTAAATTCAATAAACACTAAAACTTTCAATTCAAAGAGGGCAGTAGGGAGGGTAGTTGCTGAGTTTGGTTGCTCAGATAACAGTCAAAACCTTCTCATATCAATGATATCTTTCTATCCCTATGCATTGAGTGATCAAATGATAAAAAATCACTATGCTGCCCTTTATGATGTCCAGAGCATGAAAGATGTAGTTACCAAAACTGGTGGTGCTCTTTTGCACCAGACAATTCAGTCTAACCAAAAGATAGCAAGAAATGATGATAGGTCGCAGGACTTCTTTGGGACTGATATACTGAATACATATGTTAATCCGGACATAATGATAAGAAAGACCCCTAACTTTACCCCCTACTTCTCTGGGTACAGTTTTAACGGAGAGATACTGCAATCAGGAAGTTCAGTGGATCAAGGTATCGGATTCTCTTTCTTATCAACGGACTATGGGCAAGACATCGTTGACAACGAGACTGAGATAACATTCAGGGGGGTGGGATCTGGAGCGTTCAACTCTGAGACACCCCTTATATACATATCAGATACATCGGTGGGAGACATACATGTTTCCATTGACTCAGCATCGTCAAAACTCTTCATAGGAAGTTCTTCAACAACAAAATTGGCATACATGTCATCATCGGTCGCGCGCGGAGTTTCCTATATTGTGAACTTGTCCTTCTCCGGATCTACTGTTAAGGTACAATTCTCCGATGGCTCCGCATCAATGTCCTACACCTTTGACGAAGAAATTCAAACAAATAATTCAAATGTATACCTATTCAACAGATATTATCAAAATGAATTAAATGATATTGTGACAGTTGGAAATTCTTTGTTGAACTTTAATGAAACTTATCTAAGCAGCAAGTATTCTGCATATGTCAGAATGTCTAATCCATACTTAACAAGTTCAGGAAGTCCCGCGTGGAACTATTATCAGTATAAGTATGGCAATGCAATGATTGATATTCCGGTCCCAGAGAAAGAGTACAACTATCTATCACTAAGAGACTCTGGGACGGCATCATATACGCTTTACACAGACTCAGGCTCCCATTCAATGATGCAAAGTTCTTCTGTGTTCATTCCTAGTTCATCTTCCCACGTCTATCTGTCGGTAGAACTGGACGCTTACTGGGGCGGTAACAACAAGTCAAGCATAAATTACTCAAAGGTTGAGACAATATCATTGTCAAACTACACTGCTGCATCATATAGTTCTATGGGATACCCAGCAACAGTTGTATCATCTAGCGGACTACTTAACTCTGAGGTATACCCAAGCATATTCAGAAGATACTCTAACGGATTCCTACAGACTGGAAGCAACACCCTTGCGCTATCGCCAACAGATGAGTCATCATCGGGCATCGGACAACTAGACTTTTTGATTTCTATCCCCCCAACACTTTCAAGTTCAAACCAGACCTTGTTCAACTACAACAACTCAGCATCAATGAAATTGGCATATAATTCAACTTCGAACGTATATATTCTCTCATTTGGAGGAATGACTGCGAGCATAAATTCAGTTTCCTCAAATTCTGGGGTCACCAGACTAAGCCCCCGACAGATATACTTCGTTCAGATAGAACTAACGTCTGCTGTACCATACGGATCTGTCGCCTACCTATTTTCGGAACCTAATGGAACCAGTCCATTCGCACACTGGTTTGACAAAGTATCGGTTTTTGAGCCATCTGCGGGATATAGAAATTCTAGGTACGGTCAGGTATTTGGAAGAAAAAGTATAAGAATATCTGACAATGACAACAACTACATCAAACTGCAAAGTGTGCCTGATGATTTTGATCTTATCAACAAGACATGGCAAACTTACTACAGTTAGATCATTATTTTTGACATCTTAATGACAAAAAGTGCGTTTTGTTGAATAAAATGGTATCATTATGACATGAAGAAACAACTTATAGATGAGTATAATTGGGGAGTCTATGTGTGGAAGACTCCGGAGAACAAAGTCGTTAAGAATGAAGACGGCGATTTTCTCATGATAATGTCAAAAAAGAATGACAAGATGCAGATAGAAAAACTACGCCGCGCTGCAAAGCAGTTTGGGATTGAAGGTGGAGAGGCCATATTTTGGTCAGGACACCGACCAGTCTCAGAGGAAGAATATCAAGAACAAGTGGCACGCCTAACACTCGGACTTGTCCCAGATAAGTTAGACTACTACGCGGCAAAAGAAGAGTTGGAGGCTCGCAAAATAAATGGAGCATACTAGAAGGTTCGTCTCTGACGATGACGACCGCGAGCAGAGAATTATAATCAAGAGCAATGAAGATCTTTCTATGGGTGGAGACTCTGTAATAACTGATCCATTCTCAAATGATCTTAAGAGTCTGTCAAAGATAGCGGGACTCTCCGTATCAACAAAACGAAAGATCTCCAGAATGGAGAAGGCGTATGTTGGTCAAGATGGGGCTAAGACAAAGGCTGCCGACCCGCTCGCCCTTACCGGATACTCGATCTTTGAAGTTGTTATTCCACCATACAACCTTGATTATCTAACCAAGATCTATGAAATCAATGCTTCCCACCATGCCGCCGTAAACGTAAAGGTTTCTAATGTCGTAGGACTGGGCTACGAGTTTAAAGAGACGCCAAGAACTCTAGATAAAATTGAAGACTCCTTGGATGATCCAGAAAAACTAGCCAAACTAAGAAGAAAACTGTCAAGAATGAAGACAGACCTAAGAGAGTACCTTGAGTCACTTAACAATGAAGATAGTTTCATAGAGGTCATGAAGAAAGTAATGACTGATTATGAGTCAACCGGAAACGGCTATGTTGAAATTGGAAGGACGAGCACTGGGAAGATAGGATATATAGGACACATCCCCTCCTATACTATGAGAGTTCGCAGATCTAGAGACGGCTTTATTCAGATTGTTTACAACAAGTATACATACTTTAGAAACTTTGGTGATACAAAGACAAAAGATCCGCTTGGAATGGATGAGAATCCAAATGAAGTTATTCATTTCAAGAAATACACTCCAACCAATACCTTCTACGGAATACCAGATGTTGTTTCAGCAACAAATGCCATAGCCGGTGATGAGTTTGCTTCTAAATTTAACATCGACTATTTTGAAAACAAGGCTGTTCCCAGATACATAATCATTGTAAAGGGCGCTAAATTAACTCCAGACTCAGAAAGAAAACTTCTTGAGTTCTTCCAGACCGGGTTGAAGGGTAAGAATCACAGAACTCTGTACATTCCTCTTCCAGCGGACAATGACAATGCTAAGGTTGACTTCAAGATGGAGCCAGTGGAGGCGGGAGTTCAAGATTCATCATTCAAGAACTATCGTAGGGAGAACAGGGATCAGATCCTAATGGCGCATAGAGTCCCAATCTCAAAGGTTGGAATGCCAGAAGGTGTGTCTCTAGCCAGCGCCAAGGATGCAGACAAAACATTCAAGGAGCAAGTTTGCAGGCCGCTTCAAGACTTTGTTGAAGACAAGGTGAACATGATGATAAAGGAGTTTACTGATGTCTTTGTGCTTAAGTTCAACGAACTCACACTCACAGATGAAGATACTCAAAGTAGAATCGATGAGAGGTACCTTAGAACTCAGGTTCTAATGCCGAACGATGTTCGTGGAAGAAAGGGTCTTCCACCACGCCCCGGTGGTGACGGGCCGCTAGTTCTTACGGCACAAGCAAATGCTGAACAAAGAACGCAGGCAAATGGGAACCGCAGGAGAGATCAGGAGCGTCAATCAAATGCCCCAGATCAAACAGGCGAGGCAAGAAATCCAAAGGGCGAAGGGAGGCAAGTATAGCAATATTTTGAATTATTAATAAATATTGCTATGCTTTAATCAAGATGGACATCAAGAAGGCCGAATGGCATAATAATGGCGACAGACTGCATATCTCTGTTCCCTTTTTCAAGGTTGACAAAGAGAATCGAACAGTGTCCGGATTCGCATCGCTTGATAACTTAGACAGACACGGCGACGTTGTTACTGCTGAGGCTTCGCAGAAGGCTTTCGATAGATTTCGCGGAAACCTTAGAGAGATGCACCAACCTATAGCAGTTGGAAAAGTTTTGTCCTTCAAGCAAGAAGACTTCTACGACAAGAATACTGGAAAGACCTATAAGGGTATTTTTGTCACAACATATATATCTAAGGGCGCACAAGACACTTGGGAAAAAGTTCTTGATGGCACTTTAACCGGATTTTCAATTGGCGGAAACATAATAGACGCCACAGATGAGTTTAGCAAAGAGATGGACAAGACAGTCAGAAAGATAAATGATTATGACCTTTTTGAACTCAGCCTTGTTGATAGTCCAGCCAATCCGCTAGCCAATATATTCTCTGTTCAGAAAGGTATAGACGGTCCAATATTCAAGGGATCAGCGCTTGAAATATCAACTGAGAATGTTTTCTGGTGCCCTAGTGATGAAATAGCCGTCTCAAGCCAGTCCGAAGACTACGACTGCACAGTTTGCAGCAAGTCTATGGAAAACATAGGATGGATTGAGAATATTGAGGCCACCAAGAGCGATGATGTCGCAAAGTTGGTCGATAGACACATTAACAAGAATATTTCCGAAGGAGGTACAGACATGTCTGAAGAACTCTCAGTAGAATCAGCAGAACTAGAAAAAACTGTTGACAGCGCAGAAGAAATTGCTACTGAAGAAGTTGCCGATGAGACAGTAGACACTCTTGAAAAGTCGGATTCTGCTGATGAAACTGTTGATGAAACAGTGGAAGAAGACGTTATTGAGAAGTCTGCTGACTCCGAGGCGGAAGAAGCAATTGCAGAGATTGATGACTTTGACTTTGCAAAGATGTTAGATGAACTCAAGACAATCGTTA